CCCCAAGCCCCAGGCCTAGCCCTGGGGCCTTAACATCAAATAGTACCTATGAAACCCTCAAAGCTACCTCACGTAAAAATCCCCCCGCTGCGCGCCTCTCTATGGGCTCGATGGGTCGATCAACTGGACAGGGGCCAAGGCCCCTTGTATTGGGCCATAGTCGCATGGGCTGCCATCGTCTGCTATGTCGTGCTATCCGCGACCTTGGCGCTAGGGGAGGGTATGTAATGTTGTGGGTTTTACTATTCGTTTTTACGGTGCTCCCCGTGATCCTGGCGATCGTTTTTCTGGAGGACGAATAAACAAAAGGGCACCTATAAGGTGCCCTTGTGCGTATAATTGCCCTTGCGTTGTCAGGCCGGCCTACTCCCCCGGCTCACTCTGGCCCCCAGGCTCACTCCCTGGGGGTTTATTTTTTGGCTTACCCGCCAGCGACTAAACGCGGTCCCGTAACGCCAGCAAGCACACCGCCAGGGGCCTCTTCAACCCATCGCCTCAGCTCGGATTTCGAGCGATCTCGTGCCACATCCGGCGCAGCGTACAAATGCTTTTTGCTGGGGTAGTCGCCAGATGCCACGCGGCCCAGATCCACCCAGCCCGCCTCTTTGAGTGCGTGCAACAGCGCCCCCTGCGGCACTTTGCCCGATGGGGCAGCGCCCGCTAGACGGTCGCAGAGGGCATGGAATGGCGACCCGATAACACCTCGCGAAAATTCCCCTTGACGACGGCGCAGCATATCAACTAGGTACGACTCCACGGCGCTCATGCCCTGCTCGACCATGCTAGCCTTAAACTCGGTCCAGGCAGGCGCCGCTGCTGGGTTGAAATTAGATACATCACGCCGGTGAAGCCAGCCCGCTACAGCCGAAAAACCCCCGCCCTGGTACCAACCCCATAGGGCCCGGGCAGCGTCGGGGGCCATCCGAGGTGCGGCAGACCAGATGCAAAACCACCTGCGGTCCTGTGAGTCTATCGAGATGGGTACGGGATCATTCGAGAATGCCAAAACGAACATGCGGTTGGCCATGTCGTAGGGGTGCAAACCCTTACGATTCACGGTCAACATCTCCGGCGGCGCGGCAATGATGGGCTTCAGTTTGTTGGCCATGGCACGGCGCTCACGGGCTTCGGGCTCGCGCAATTCATTCAGTATCAATACCTCGGATTCCAGCGCATACCCCCATTGGCTCCCGAGTGTGTCACTGTCCAGCAACCCCCGATTTTTCAACCCCGGCCCGCACACGGCCCATAAGAAAGGCGCCCACAGGGTATCTTTCCCGCACCCCTGATCGCCCCCGTGCAGCACCGCATGATTGATCTTGACGGCTGGGTGTTGGACTTTGAAAGCCATCACATCCCACACGTGCTCCCGCTCGCTAGGCTCGGAAATGAGGCGCTCGCAGTGCTCGATCCAGGGCGTAACATCGCCAGCACCTGGGGCTGGTCGTGCATCGCGCCAGCGGTTGCCGTACACATCCCCGTCCCGCGCACACAGCACCGATTCGCCCGCAGCGTAGGTGATGCCGGCCAACACCCGCGCACCCTTGGCTTGGCGGTTTTCGTCGTAGCAAGTACTCGCTTCGATTTTTTTCCCGGAATGAATGCTCTTGCAGGGGATATGCCGGAAAAGCGCATCAAACGCTTGGCGGCTAATTTCCCGCCTGTCTTGCAGGTCAAAAAACGAATGATCGGAAAGCACATAGGCAAAACGCTCGTACCAGTTCGCTTTTTCAAGCCGACCTAACTCTTTACGCTCAACATCAGCGATAACCACTGCCGCGTCATCGTTGAAAAACTCGGCGGGCTCCAATTTTTGGATAGCATCAGTCATCACAGCGGCCATTAGATCGTCACGCACGCCAGGATCATGTTTCGGCCCCCCGTTATCCGCCACCCAACTCAAAAACGTCTTGGTGTCTAGGTCTACGCAGTGCGAGTGCATACAGCAATAGGCCCGCGTTGCGGGCATATAGCGGCCCTCTGGGTTGCCGTCGGTGTGCTCGGCATGATTCGGGCAGATCACGCCCGCCCAGCCCTCGGCGTTAGGTCTTGAGAGCACAAGCCCCTGCTCTGCAAGCCAGCCAAAAACATCATCCTGGCCGGTGTCAGCGAGGCGGATCGGCCTTGGCCCGACGCTATCGGGCTCGGCAGGAGTCACGCCCAGGGCGGCGCAGATTTGAGGCAGCGTAAACTCGCGTCGGGGGTGGAATTCAACTAGGTGCGAAGCAAAATTATTGCGTCCGGGCTTGAGGTTGATCGACCCAGGCAGGCGAAAATTGCGTACAGCGTTCGAGGCCCCCGGGTCGGTATATCCGGCGTCAGCAATCGCACGGATCGCAGCGGCGAACTCGTTTTTCGTGGGCTGGTCGCCAAAAACATAGCCCCACTGAAAGTTACCGGGGCTGGTTTCCATGATCCAAGTGGGATCGAGCGGCGGGGTCTTGCTCTTGCTGCCGATGTCATCAAGCACCATTACCAATACATACTCGCAACAGGCGGCGCTGGCGCTCACGCGGCCAGACTCGAAGCGATCAATGATGAAGCTGGCCGTGTTGCCGTACCATGCTTGGCCCGCTTTAAGGTGGCCAGGATCGGGCAGGTACGCAGGCCAAGTGCATTTGATGGCCCCGTCGGCGTGGTATTGCATACGCCCATCCGCTAGTTTCGGCTTTTGCCGCACGATCAGCGCGGTTTCGCCCTCTGGTGCCAAGCCGGCCAGGAATTCCAAAAACTCAAAAGTCTGCGTTGTCATGGTCACTTTCCGTATCTAGCCATCGTTTTCACCTCGGCTTTCAGGGGCAAGCCGTTAGCCCATGTTGGGGGGTTGCACATCCTAACGCTAAGTGACTGCGCGGCGGCGTCGGCGTTGGCTTCGGGCACCTCGAGCACAATCTCATCATGTACGTGTAGAACCGCGCCATCGAGCCCGCGCAAAGCTGCACGCAACACATCGTTGGCGGCGGCTTGGCAGATGTTCTCGCACGCCAGACCCTTCCAGAGCCGCGCCCGTGGCCATTCTTTTGCGTCAGCGGCGGGCTTCCAGGCGGCTTTGGCGTAGCTCACCCCCTCGGCGTCAAGCCGGGCAAACGGATAGCACAGCACCCGCCCGGACGGCAGGGCGTACCACAAATGCTGTCGATCAAAGTAGTACGTCACGCGCCCCGCTGCGAATTCGTGCCCGGGATTACGCATGGCCCGGGTGTATGCGCTTTCCAGGTCGCGCCAGTACCCTACAGCCCAAAGGTTTGCGCGACGCCACGCATCAACCATCCGGCGCGAGTCAGATTCGGGCAAATGCACACCGTAGACGCGGCCCATTGCGGCGAAAGCACCCACACCGCCCCCGTAACCGCAGGCCAATTCCTGCACCTTGCCAATTTGCCGCTGGTCGTCGGTCACAGCGTCAACGGCTACGCCGAAAGTCGCGGATGCATTATGTTTGTACACATCTTGGTTGTCGCGGAACAGGTCCAGCTTGGCCTCGCTGCCGTAGCCAGCCGACAACCAGGGATTCATGCGTGCTTCGATAGCTGCCCAATCTGCTACGATCAACACATGCCCCGGCGCAGGCACAAGCGCAGGCCTAAGCATTCCCTTGAGCACATCGGTCACTCGTTTGCCGTATAGGGGGACGATTTGGTGCCCGCGCACCATGGCCTGACGCACTTCGGCTGGGTTTTTGGCTGTCTTACGGGCAAAATTGTGAACCTGGGCTCCGTAGGATGACGCTCGGCCCGTAGCGGCCCCGCCAGCAAATACGAACGCACCCCGCACGCGCCCGTCGTCATCGTCAGCCAGGGCAGCGAGGCGGCTGAACTTGGCCACGCTTGAGGCCCACAGATCATCGGCGCACTGCACCACCTCGGCCACATCAGCGGGCACTTCGTCGGGGTTCTCTTCGGCCAGCGCAAGCAGGTTTGCGCGAACCGTCTTGTCGATGCTGTACTTTTTTTCGCCGTCTTTGTGCGCAACCATCAGTTTGCGGGCTTGATCGCCCACGCGCTCAAGCACCCACTGTCTCATTGAAGGGCTACGCACGCTTGAAACGGCACCGTCCGTCACTTCGGCCACGATTTGCTCAATCTCCACCAGTTCATCCTGGGCATACCGCACTGCCGCACGGCACAGCGCAACATCAACCCCGACGCCTCGATCATTGATGCGCTCGTTGGTGTGGTAGTCGGCAAGTTCGTCAACTGACAGCGGGCGCAGGGCCTTCGATACTGCACGCATAGCCCGCACATCCTGGGCGCAGTAGTCGAACAGGTCCAACAAGTCCTGCTCGGTGTGCTTGAAGGGCGGGCAGCAACATTTGCGAACCAGTTGCGCCCCCTTATGGTCCTTCCGCATACCTGCACCAGCAAACCGGCCCACATCCTCTAATGAACCTGGGGCGCAGTTGGATCGGGCTTGCGTAGCGGTGCAATAGTATTGCTCCAGCTTCGGCACCGGCACGCCGTGGTCAGGCCCCAGCACATACGACCAGATCAGCCGCTCAAAGGCGGCGTTGTGGGCGTAGATCATTTGCCCATCCCGCACTGCGTTGGCCACAGCTTGCGGGAACGGGTCAACTGCCGCTCGCCACACGCTTACCTCGCCATCGTCAATCGCCCAAGCCATACACAACACCTTCGTGCTGATGTCGCAGGCGTAGTTGTAAACCCCTCTGGCGGGTAGGTCGCACTCAGACCGCGTTTCAAAATCCACCCAAATCATTTAATCCCCCGTTTTGCAGACAAAAAAAGGCCGCAATTCACACTGCGGCCTGTGCTTTGTTGGTTATACGCGACGACGACGACGCGGGGCTTCCTCTGCTGCGGCCTCCTGCGCGGCCCCAGCATCCTCTTCTTCGGCGGCGGGCCCGTCCATGCTCACCCATTCCTGCACGTCAAAGACCGGGGTGTAGATGCGTCCGTATGATTTATGCGTATAGTGGTCTTTTTTGAGCCTCACGACTGGCACGGGCTTGGTTTGGTCCTTCTCCACTTGCGCGGCGATTGCGACGGCCAACGTCTGGACGCCACGCTTCCCTCCTACGCTGGTGGCCGAAAACCGCACCTCCAACCCCGCGTCCTCCCCGCCGATGCACTTCAGGCTCATGCCCACCTGCATTTCCCATCCGCGTTTGGCGTTTGCCGGGGCTTCATCAACCTCGGGCAGCGGTTGCGTCACCGGGACCATTTTTTCGCCCAACACCTCTCCATCCCCCCAGGCGATGTAGCCGTGGACAAACGAGAAGGGATTGACTGCCCAAAGGCTGTCGTCCTCAACCTCGGTCTGGTCTGCGCCAAACACCCAGTGCCCGGTCTTGTCCATTTTCAGGATGACTGCGCCAGCCCCGCCCACATCTTTTTCAAGGCTTCGCAACGCCGTCGAAAGGGATTGCACAGACGGGAGGTTTGCTTGGTTGAATGCAACTAGATTACTCATGATTTTCCTTACTGGAGTTTAGAAAGGGCTTGCGTCAATTGCTTGCCCAGGTTTAACACGGCGGGCCGGGGATCGCTCTCCGGCGCCAACGTGCTGCCGCTCGACACTGCCACAACAAGATCGTCAGGCAGCGCCAGCTTGCTCTTTTTCAGCACCTTCTCTGCTTGAGCAGGGCTGAGTAGTTCTTCTTTGAAAATTTCTGTGCGGGGGATGTTAAGTGTCAGTAGCGCCTCGGCAGCTTTTGCTTCGTCAATCCACTGCCGTGTCGCCCGCTTAGCCACCAGTTTGTACCCCGGGACAGGCATATCTTTTTCGAGCCTCGCGTGCGCTAGTGCTCGCGCATCTGCGATAAAGGACTCTAGCCGCTCGGCCAAGGCCAGTGCAGCGCCAAGGCGCTCCGCTGACAGTAGTTCCAGCGAGACATGCACCGCACGATCAATCTCGCCCGTCATCTGCGGGCATACAGGCTTTGCAGCGCACCACCTACACCAATCCCCAACCGCTAACTTCGCGTCGGGCTGTTTTGCCGCGTGGACTGCGGCTTTCAGGTCGGCCATGAATTGCAGCACGCGGGCTTTGGTTGTCACCCAGCGCCGTGTTTGTGGAGGTTGGACAATAACCACTTCGATTTCATTGGTATCCAGAAACGCCCACGCGGTTTCCGCAGTGTGCATCGCAGCGGCAGCGTAGAACAGAGCTTGCGCGTTTTCTTCTGCATCGACCATTACGCCGTCGCCAAACTTCCAGTCTAGAACGATTGTTCGTGCGCCTAGTTTGCCGATCAAGTCCACAGATCCAAAAACACCTTCGAGCCCTTTCACCCCCTCAAAACCTACGCGGGCCTCCTGGCGGAACACCATTTCTTGATCGGGGTCTATGGTGTCCAGAGCGTCAACGCAATACTGAAGCTTAGCGGCTTGCTCGTCGCTGAGCCGGTTCAGCGCGATCACATCGCCCAAATCTTCGTCGCCCAACGCGGCCTCAATGCACGAATGCAAAAGCGTTCCCTCTGCGGCGTATTTGCTCTCCGGTTGCGGCGGCATCTGCGCCACTAACGCCACAGACCCGGGGCAGTTCATCACCCGCTTAGCGGTGCTGCCCCCTACCACTTTACTGTGCTTCATCGCTGCCCCCCGAGGTTTCCTTAGACACCACCACGTTGCTGACATAGCCGTACAACTCGGCCACCGTGTTGAACTGCCCAAGAGGGCAAATCCTGTTCGCGTGGGCCAGGATAAGCGCCAAAATTTCTTCGCGGCTGAACTCTAATTTCATGTGCACTCCAATTGATTGAACGAGGCTTCATGCTATCACTCAAAAAAGACTTGTCAAGAACTTTTTGACGGGCTATGATTGCACCATGCTTGAAAAACACATAGAAGCCCATCTGGTCAAACGCATCCGTGAAATCGGCGGTGTGGCCTACAAGTTCACCAGCCCCGCGCAGCGCGGCGTCGCGGATCGCATCGTTTGCTTACCTGGGGGCCGAGTGTGGTTTGTCGAACTGAAAGCAGAGGGCGGGCGGCTATCGCCGCTGCAGCAAGTGTTCGCTGCTGAAATGCAACGGATGGGGCAGCAGTATGTATGTCTGTGGTCAAAAGAGCAAGTAAACGAATGGATACAAAACCAACTTTAAGTGCGCTGGATCGCCAGGAAGGCGGCAGTCACTACAAGAACCTGCCAATCCAGCCGATTGAGTTCATCTACGCCAACGGCATTCCGTTCTGCGAGGCCAATGCCATCAAGTACTTGTGCCGCTGGCGCGACAAGGGCGGCCTTGCTGACCTCGCTAAGGCGAAGCACTACATTGACCTGCTGATTGAATTGGAGTCGCGCAAATGCTCGCCTTGAGGCCCTATCAGGACGACGCGGCCGACTTCCTGTTCGGGCACGACCGCGCCATGGTACTTGCGCCAGTCGGAGCGGGTAAGACCGCCATCACGCTCACGGCCATGCGCGACATGTTGCGCGGCGGGTTAGTGCGGCGCTGGCTTGTGGTCGCGCCGAAGCGTGTGTGTACGGATGTGTGGCCCGTAGAAGCGCCGAAGTGGGCACCTGACCTGACCTTGGCGCTTGCTATGGGTTCGCCCGCCAAGCGGGCGGCGGCGCTGGCCAGCGCAGCGCAAGTAATTGTCATCAACTACGACAACCTGCAATGGCTGGCGGCGCAGAAATTGGACTTCGACGGGGTGGTGTTTGACGAACTAACCAAGCTGAAAAACCCCAGCGGCGCACGGTTCAAGGCTCTGGCAAAAGTTCTTGATTGCTCAGTGCGCTGGGGTCTGACCGGCTCGTTCACCAGTAACGGTCTGGAAGATGTATTTGGGCAATGCAAGATCATCGACCAAAGTTTGTTGGGGCGCAGCAAAGGGGCGTTTCTGCAACAGTATTTCACTTGCGCCAGCTACAGCGGCCACGACGAATGGACACCCAGGCCGGGGGCGCTGGCGCAGGTCATGGAGCGCATCAAGCCCGCCACGTATGTACTAGAGCCCGGGCAGTACAAGGACAATCTGCCACCCTGTCATGTTGTCGAGGTGCGCGTTGATTTGGATGATCGAGGGCCTTACGAGGGGATGAAAAAGGACTTTGTTGCCCAGTTTCCTGACGCCCAAGCGGTAGCTCAAAACGCGGCAGTGGTGACTCAGAAGCTGCAACAAATGGCATCCGGGTTTGTTTACACCCCTGCGCCTGTCTGGTTCAGCCGCCACAAGTTCGATGCGTTGCAGGATTTGCTGGACGAAAACCAACACGCCAACACGATTCTTGTGTACCAATTCAAGGAAGAACTAGATGAACTCAAACGGAGATACAGAAACCTTACCACGCTGGACGATGCAGACGCCGTGCAAAGATGGAACGCTGGCGACGTTCCACTTCTGGCCGTGCACCCGAAATCCGCAGGTCACGGGCTTAACCTCCAGCACGGCGGGAATCACATGGTTTTTTTGTCCTTGCCGTGGAGTCTTGAGTTGTGGGAGCAAACCATTGGGCGATTGCATCGCTCAGGCCAAACCCGCGACGTTTGGGTCTACGCTTTGATGGGGCGCGACACGGTGGACGAGCAAATATGGGGCGCGTTGCGTAGTAAACGCGCTATTAGTGACGTAGCTATGGAGGCGTTAAAGTGACGCACACAATTAAAGTACTGCAGGTAAAACTCAAGGCGGCCAAGATTGAAGAGCGCCAGTGGGCCAAAGCCTACAACAGGGCCGAGCGCGGGATGCTGCGCGTCGGGAGACAGATTCAAGATTTGGAGAACAAAATTGGACATGAGTTGGCGAAAGCTGAACAAAGACATACCTCTGATGCCCGAAGCTAAGGTGTTGGAGCTATTGCATCAAGAAATGGCGGGAAAAAAGCGGCTCTCGATTCTTGAGCGGTTGCATCAGAGGTACACCGCGTTGCGGGCAGCGAGAGAACGAATTGAAATCATCAAAGAGGCTAAAGCACTATGAGCAAAAAGAAACCCAAGCAATACGAATTATTTGAATTGGATGGAAGCGGCGAATTTGAGGAAGCAATGGTGTGGCTAAAGGCCGCGATCATTGTCGCCGTGATTGGTTGCATAGCTGCGGTGGTGTGGCAGTGACGCGGCGAGGGTATGGGGCGACCGTCCTGGCCATCGAGATTGTCCTGAGTCAGCAAGGGCCGATGACCCGAAGCCAGATCGAGAATGAACTAGGTGTCGGTAGAGCGCAAGTCAGTGCCGTGCTCACTCGCATGAGACGGCGCGATAAATCGGGCGTGAAGCGTATCTACATCAAGTCGTGGCAGCACACGCATGAGGGCGGCAGGAGATATCCGCGTGCGGTCTATGCCATAGGCGATAAGCCTTGCAAGCAAAAGCCCAAGTCAGACATTGCCGGCAACAAGAAGCGATACCTAGCCGGGAAGCGGGCAACGCTCAAAGCCAATTTTGTGTTTCACCTCGGCCTAACAGACCGGCAGATTGGGATTCACACCTGATGGCGCGTATAGAGTGCCCCGTGTGCGGGGCGGATACCAGAGTGTATGAATCGCGGGGCAACACCCGCCGAAGAGAATGCACAAACGGACATAGATTTTTGACCGTAGAGCAATGGCAGAAAAACCTACCCCAAAAAAGGAAACGAAGTGAGCAATTGGCTAACGCATGGAGCACCAAAGAAACCACCGGCCATGCAAGCAACGAAGGCTAGAAGGTTGATGCAGTGTTACAAGTGCAACGAAACAAAACGGCCTGAATTCGGTGTGGAAATTTCAGCCGATCAATTCATGTGTAATGAGTGTTACCGGGTAACACTTTGGAGACGTAGGAAATGAATTCAATTCTTATTGTTGCGGCTGTGAAGTATGCGCTTTTGAGCCGTGATGCTTGGCTTGAGGCTCAATGTGTAGATTGGCTTGGGGCCAATTGGTACATTCTGAGCGATAGTGCTCAGACTGAGATTCGCCGTAGCATAGAGCGAGAATTTGAATCAAGCTATGAATATGCAAATAATGTATGGCGGGGAATTAGACAGATTTGGATTGGAGATTGAAATGACACGCGATGAAATCATCAGCATGGCGCGGGAGGCAGACAGCTACGCGAAGGGCCAAACGGACGATCTCCATTACGAGCGTGAGCTTCGGGATATACGCTTCGCCGCCCTTGTCGCTGGAAAAGAGCGTGAGGAATGCGCGAAGTTGGCTGCATGGATTCTAAAAATGCCTGAAAACGATGTGAGTTCTGCCATCCTAGCAAGGGGGCAATGAATGAAATACACACTGCAAGAACTGATGGACATGAAGGGCACAAGCGAGCCCGTTCGTCATGCGCTTCAAGCCATGTCAGACGAGGTTGAAGCACTGCGCCGTGACGCAGAGCGTTACCGCTGGCTGCGTCAAACAAGATTTATTTGGGGCGACTTCACCTATATAGGGCAGTCGCACAAAAAGGTTGTTGGGATTGAGTTTGGATGGCTCCCGGCAGACGCGGCAACAGGTAAACCAACAAGGGAAGACCTTGACGCTGCGATTGATGCGGCCATGAAAGCCTGAAGCCCCACAACGCCTTTGAGTTAACGGGCGCGAGCGCCCAAGCAGGAGAAGGAACACATGCCGAACGAGCGTCCCGTTGAACGAATGGTTAGGCGGCGTTTTGAAAGGAAACCATGATGACAAAGACACAACGTAAATGCACTTGCCACCCTGACGACAACCCGCCGAAGCCATGCGCTCAGCGGTACGCGATGGGGGAGTGCAAGGCGTATCAATGTGGGCGCGATGACGCAATGAAATGGGCTGATGCAACATGGGCTGAGACGGTGCGCCAAACGCAAGCCGCCTATCAGGAAAAATTGGATGCCCTTGGCTTAGCGATTGTCAATGCTGGATACACATGGACTACGGAAATGCGAGAGGCGTATGAGATGCCGCCTAACGCTTGAGCTAACCGGCGCCGTAAGGCGTCCGGTTGAGCGAATGGTTAGGCATTGCCTGTTTGATAGCAAAGGAACTACCAAAATGAGCTTGGATGTTTTGCTGACAGATGCTGATGGAGTCGAGGTTTACTCGGACAACATTACGCACAACTTAGGCAAGATGGCGGACGAGGCAGGAATCTATGCTTGCCTGTGGCGTCCCGACGAGAACGGCATCACGCATGCAAAGCAGATCGTGGAACCGCTGGCGGCTGGGCTGGCGCTGTTGGTGGCAGATCCTGCTCGGTTTGAGAAGCTGAATGCGCCTAACGGGTGGGGCAAATGGAAGGACTTTGTGCCGTGGTGCGCTCGCTACTTGCAGGCTTGTCGCAACAACCCCGAAGCGCTGGTGCGCGTGTGCCGTTGAATTGCCAATGCCTAACGCTTGAGCTAACCGCGCCAATGACGGCGCTACAGGAGCATGAAGATGGAACAAAGCAACACGCCGGCATTGGTCCGGTTGAGCGAGGGGTTAGGCCCCTGGGTTGAGTGCCCGCGCATGACACGTTGGGGCTCTGGCATGGTGGAGGCACTTGTTGCCGTGACCAAGGACGAGACAGCGCGTGTGATTGCGTCCGAGGATGCCGCGCCAATGGTGGCAGACGCCATTGTCTCAGCCGTGCGCAAGCCGCTGACGCTGGCGCAATGCCGGGCATTGGTGGCGCAGCACTTTGAGCATGGCGAGATGAATGGCGACGACGTGACGCTGATTCGCGCCGTGGAGCGTGCTCACGGTATTGGGGCCTAACGCACATTAGCAGGCGTTGAACGCCACATAATGCACACGGCTACTAGGTAAAGCATGGACAAAGACAGGCCGAATGCTCGGTGAGTATGCGAATGTCTCTCCCATACAATAGCCCTTGGTTGCGCTTGGGCCTGTCGCCATTCATAGGAGCATGAAATGGAAAAGAAGCTTTGCACATACTGTATGCAAACTGGCCATAGGGCCAGCCATTGCCCACATCGACCAGCTGAATGCTGCACAGAAATCGGCGCAGATGCTCAAGATGAGCCGCTCATCCCGTCCTGGATATTGGGCGTCGCATGTGTTGCATGCTTGATCGGTTACACGCTGATGTTTTTCGTGCTCTAGCGTTTGCGGGCGTGAAACAACGTCCGATCACCGAACAGGTAAAAGCCAACCGCAGCGGCGAAGTTGTCCACCTCTACGCTGGATTGCCCCTGCATCTTGAGTGTGGCCCAGGTGCCAAGCACCACCAGGGCCACGGCTGGGCGCATGAGCCGTACAACCGCCTCAACCCAGGGATAAGAGGTGTTGGTGCCGCCAGCATCATTCATAGTCCTGAACAGGTCAAGATCAAGCTGCTTCATCCTGACGTATTCGTCCACATTGACTGGCTTGTAGTCGTCTTTCTGAACGAAGCGACCAATGAGCGATTTGCCCAGGTCTACGACCAGTGGGCCGAAGGCTGCAAGTACGGTTAGAGGCTCCATTATGGGTATCTCCTGCGGTCTAGCTCGAAGTGTGGGCCATCTTTGAATGAAACCCAATCACCGCCCCACACAATCGGCACGCTTAATTCTTTGGCTGCTTGCTTCATGGCTATTGCGATGCGTGCGTATAGCGGCCAATCCCACCTCACGCCGCCAGCCACTACCGCAGCAACGTCAATTGCATGGCCGGTAATGTGCCGGCTGTTCATGGTCTTGCTTGCCCCGGCGGCCATGAGTTCCGCTTGCCGTTCTTTGGTACGCAAGCCCTCAGTTACGACAAAATCAACAGATGACAATTCCAACGCTTTACGCGCAACTGCAACGAGGTCAGGATGCACGCCGCGTAAATTACGCAGCGACCGCTCGCCAAAGTTAAACGCGGTCATCCTGGAAGGCCATCAATTTGAGGGAACGGCGTAGTTACTTCGTTCCGGTTATTTTTCCGCCTATCGAGTTTGCCTTCTCTTGCCAGTTGATCAACAACGGCTTTCCGGCTGATAGCAGTGCTCATATCTGCAATTTTCGCTGTGAGTGTTGTAACCGTTTCCCTGAGTCTATCTATTTCAGACCTCAACCGACCAACCTCGTCGTGCAGTCGTGCATTTTCGGCACGCAAACCTTCCATAGCAATCTGCATGGATTTGTGCGCGGAAGCGTCGGCGGCGTCGTGGGCCATGCTACGTCGGATTTTGCTCCATAGTAGCAAAACTCCCGCAAATGCGCCGACACCCCCGGCGACAATGTGTTCAGTGGCTACGGTTTCGATTGGCATGGGTTATCTAGCAAGAGCATTAGCGGGTTGAGGGGCTAGAGCATTCTGCGGTTTTTGCGTTTGTTCATCTAACTTTGCCCCCGAAATTCTCGCCGCTTGCGCCGCAGTTTGCAATGTTTTTCCGGGTACTCCGGCAGTTTTTGCGCGTGCAATAGCTTGTTCCAGCGCCTCTATTGCTGCGTCGGGGTTGATGTGCATTAGCGTAACCAATTCAACTGCCGAGCGACGGTTAATGCGTTGCTCCAGATTAACCCAGGTGCTGCGGGCAACGGTAGCCGCACGGCTCAATAGCTGGGGAAACTTGCGTGCAGATATTGCTTGGGTTTCTGCGGCTTCAGTGGCCAGTTCTGCCACATCCGGCGCGGCTACTTTTTTACCGGCTTGCGCCAGCGCGGCGGCTTGCTGCGCCCTTTTTACATCTTTGGCAACCAAAGACAGGTTTGTTAGTTGCTCAGGCGTAAACCCCTGCGTATCTACTTTGACGCGCTGAATTACTTTGGCTTTGTCGCTGAACGCGGCGACGTTTTTAAGCTGCTTACCGACTTCCTGCCCAAACTGCGCTTGTTCCAGTAAATCGTTGTATGCCGCACGGCCAAGCGCCTGACGGGCTGTGGCCGCGTTCTCAGTGAGGAACTTCACAGCCGCGTCAGCATCCCCAGCTTTCAGCGGGGCCATAGCGCGGTCGGCCACTTCACGAGCCAACGCGCTTTGCGCGTCTTTGCCGATCCGCGTCTGCACTTGGCTCATATTGGATGGGTGCTGAAGCGCGTAATCCACCACTTCGCGGGCCGATTTTTTGCCGAATTCGCTGGACAACGAGGCAAGTCTCTCGAAACCTTTGCCGAGTTTGGTGGCTTCTTGCTGCACCTGGGTAAGCCGCTGGCGTAGCCCGCCACCCACTGCGTCAATCTGTCGCCCGTACTTCTGCAAAAACGCGGCAGCGGCTTCGGGCTTTACAGTTTTGGTCGAAGCGTCAACCACTTCGCGCCTAAACAAGTCCTCAATGCCTTGTTGTGCAGTTTGTCGCGCAGCAGGGCTATCCCCCAAAGCGGTTAGCAAGTCCCTCGCGCCAGTTTCGGTTTGCAAGATGGTCCGGGCAATGTTCTCGTCGCCCAATAGCGCCACGTTGCTTGCGCCTTCGCGGAATAGCTTGCTGGCCGTGCCTGTGTAGAACCGATCTGCTACCTCGGTCGCGTGCGCCCGTTGGGCTGCGGCGTAGGCGTCTTTTGCCTCACGGCTCAGCCCGCTGTTGGCGATTGCTTCGTTTAGCGCACCGCGCATCTTGTTGATGTTGCCCCGCGCAATGTTGGCTGCGGAATCCGTTGATCCCTTCAGCGCGGCGTAGTCGATGTTCAACGCCTTGCCGAGTGCAGATGCCTGTTCCAAGTTCACGACAGGCGGCAGCTCAGGCGGCGCGGGCTGTTTCATCTTGCTCGTTACCAACCCCTTGCCTACTGCTTCCTCGGGGGCTGCTTTTGCGCCGTACAGTTCGAGCACTTTCGCCGTTTCCGGCGCAAGGCCCTTGAGTTGCGTAATAGGCTGATCTCGAATGATGCCAGCACGCGCCACCACCGATTCAAAGGGGATGGCGGGCGTATCACCCGCCAGTTGCATAGCTTGTGTATACGCGGCAGTAACTCGCGTTTTGGCTGCGTTCAGTTCCGTTTCAGCCGCCCCGGCCAGCACGCCGCCGATCTCAAGCTGCGACACATCAGGCAAAGATTTAGCCAACGCGGTTTGCGCGGTTTGCACCTCGTTTCGAGCTTGCGCCAGCCCTTGCATAAGTTGGTCACGCACGGCGCGGAGTTCGGTCTGGGCTTCTGGCCGCAAAGCGTTTACGCGGGTTTGTAGCTGCTGCTCTACCCGCGCCAATTGGTCTTGCAACGCGCTTACGCGCTTCTGCGCCGCAGCGTAAATCTGACGGTTGGCCTTGGGGGATGCGGCAGCAAGGCGGGCTTCCATCGCCGCAAGCGTGGGCGTGGCCGCGCCGCCCTCCACTAAGCGTTCAGTCATCGTGGGGGTGAAACCCGGCGTGGTTTCCATACCCTTTGTGGCTCGCAAAGCGTTTACCAGGGCTTGCGGGTCGTCGGTTGCTCCCAACAGTGCCCGTTGTGCAACAAGGCTTGGCTGCACATACGGCTCGATCAAACCTCGATACACACCAGACACTGCGCCGCGCACTGGTGCCACTACTGCGGGCACTGCTGCGCCTATAGCCGCCCCCATTCCGGCATCTTCTGGACTGATTAGCGCCGTACTGGCGGCACCGCCAGCCGCCCCGCCACCCAGGCGCAGTGCCGCGCCTTTAAGGGCTGTTTTTACGCCGGTCGGGGCCAAGCCGCCGAACTCAAGCGCCCGCACTACAGACGGCGCAGCGCCCGCAGCTTTTGCGGTTGTGGCGAGCGCGGCGGGCGTCCCTATAGTGCTGAGAACTTCCCCGCCAATTTGGCCGCCTTTGAAAGCCAAACTTTCGGGGTCAGCCCCCAGTGTTTGCAGCGCGGCAGTCATGGCCTGCCCGCGTTCTTTTACGCGGGGCAAAAAGGTTTCGGCGGGCTGTGCGGTTACGCGGCCCGATACAAGCTGCGGCAACGCTTGCAGTACGCCTGTCGGCCCTGGTAGCTGTGTGCGGGCCAATTCTGCAATGGTCGCGCCCATTGACCCAACACCCCTAAGCAAGCCACCGTAAATATCCCGCGCCATTTGCGCGTTCTTTTCGATTAGCGAAGGTGCTGGGGCAGGGGCTTTTGTGAGGGCTTCTGCGGGGGCGACTGTTGCTTCCTGCGCTCGCAAACGAGCGCGGGCTAACGCAAGTGCTTTTTTCTGCTCAAGCGTCATTTCTTCCATAGCGCCCGTTCCTCTGGTGTCATGACATTCCAAAGCGCCGGATCAACCCCCGTTGGCACCCCGCCTGACGGCTCGGAAGGTTTTTTATCGGTTTTTTGTCGGTCTTTTTCGACTTGCCTTTCAACCCCTGCAATAACACTGTCCAACTGCCCAAGTGTCTCCCGCACAGTTTCTATTGATTGCCGTGGGTTGGTAAGCGCATTCAACCAAGTTTGCAATTCGACGTTAGAGTTCATTTGTTGGGCAGACGCGCCCGTAGCGTTTTTGATGTGACTCAACAATCTTTGGCGCGAATTTGCAATGTTGTCTCTTAGCGTCTGCGCTTTCGTTGCGACTGTTCTTTCAAATCCTTGGCCCATTTCAGACGAGCGAACTGACGCCAATATGTTTTCAGGCGCGGTGCGGGAAGGGCTAGGCATAGCCCTCATATCGTTCAAGTTTTCGTAGTACCCCAGTACCGTCCCAAGTTCTTGCGACAGCATGATTTTCGCTTCAGATTGCGCTTGCGCTTTGGCTTGTTGCGCGGGGGTGCCTACAGGCACCCTTGCGGGTGCTGCCGCTGGCGCTGCTGCTGCTGGTGCTGCTGCTGGCTGGCGCTGCGCGGGTGCAGCTTTAGGCGATGGCGGGGCGGTGTAAATTCGCTTCCCCTCTGGCGAAACCAACACCTGCCCTGGGGTCATCAGAATTGGCTTATCAAGTTCTTGTTGCCTTAGATGTTCCGCCACAGTCGCCGCGCCAGTCGTCGCACGTTCCAAGTATTGCGCGATTGCTTGCGGGCCGCCTTGCGCTATGCGGGCAATTTCAGCGCGGCCACGTTCAGCCGTTGCACCAAAATTTTTAACCAAATACGAATTCATGTCCGGGTCTGCATGAGTCGCTTCATGCAAGGCCATAATTCGTTCTGCGGCGTCAGGCGCGGCAGGGTCGATTTGCGCCAAATAGTCCCGCGCATCTTCGGCTTTGCTGCGGATAATGTTAAGCCGCGATTTTTCGCTGGCCATTTGTCGGGTGTCTTGCGCCGCCCGCGCCTCTTCAAACTGGGGCGTAAGGTAGCCTAGCCCCCGCCTAGCCGCTGCGGCGGTCAATTTGTTGTAGTCTACGGTCCCCTGCGGGGTTACGGCTTCACGGTACAAGCCGCGCAAAGCGTTTTGTTCTTGCCGCGCTTGTTCTTCTTGGGCGATTTGCATTTGCATCAGCGCGTTCTGCTGCTGCGCTGCCTGCGCTTGCATAGCGCGTTTGTATTGCTCTAGCGGGTTTTCAATTTGAGCCCCTCGAAACCCCATAGCGATAGAAGGATCAAGCGCCATTGCCAATTACCTCCAAGCCGCGTGCCGAGCGGGGTACTGCGCGTCAGCCTGACCAGCTTGCAGCATTTTCAAATAATTCTGCCCGCCCATGTAGTTTCCAAGAGAGCCCAAACCTTGCGAAATAGCGTTCGCCGTGCCGATATAGCCTGACGCCCGCGCATTCGCGCCTTGCAACATCAGATTACCTACGTTAGCCCCCATCTGCCCCGCGTAACCCGCCATCTGATTAGATGCGGTTTGCCCGATTCCGGCAAGCGCGGCGGTAGTGTTGTATTGCGTCAAAGCGCGGTTGTAGGCGTTCTGGTACTCTTGGGATGCCAAGTCTTGCCCAAACCGTTGTGCGGCCCGCATAGTGCCGCCTGACAGCAAGCCGCCCCTAGCTGCGGCTGATCGCTCTAGTGCTTTCATACCTTCGGACAAACGAAACGCATACCCGGGGTCTTGGGTCAAGTCCACTTGCCCAGTAAACCCAGTACCTATTTTAGCCAGCGCATTAGCCCCGGCCAAACGCCAGGGCTCGTTAAGTTCCAATTGTTTTTGGAACATTTCACGCTGTAGGGCCTCTGCGCTTTTAGCTGCGTCAGACTGAGTTTTCGCCGCTCTACGCGATGCGCTTGCGTTTAAAACCGCAGAGCCTACCGCTACCCCAACACTCCACCAAGTCATAATTACGCCTCGATCTGGGTATGTTTGATTTTGTTCCCTGCATCGTACATGGATTTAGGGTCTCGCTCTATCAATTCTGTTTCGGCAGCTTCAGGTGTTTGCGCGTCGGTTGCGTGGAACGTCATGCAAACCGCATCCGTCAATGCGTACACAGCGCGTTTTGCGCCCGGTTTGCTGAGAAACAAATGCGGCCCCGTTACTTCCTCTACGTGGCCGCTTCCGTCCGTAATCGCCACCGTACCTGACGCGATGAAATAGAAATGTTCTTTTTTGTGTACCGCCCCAACAACCAAAACGCCCGCAGGGCGAAACACTTGGCGGCAGTACATTCCGCCGTGAAAATAGTGTTTTGTCTCAGGCTCGTATTGTGGCAGTTCCGAAAGTTGCTGCTGCAAAACGTCGATTTTTTGCCTCAGTACGTTTGGCAGCGCAATGTCGAACCCTTCGCCGTAGGTGACAGTTAAGCTCATTGCGTAATCTCACGGCCAGATGCGCGAATGTTGAGGGCCGCAGCTTGGCTGGCCAGGGTGGAGATAAAGCCCCCCGGCGCGATTGCAGACCCCACCAATTCAGGAAAAGTGTACGTTTCGTTTGGCTGCAACGTGCGCGACGACACAATTTTGTTGGTATTGGTGGCGGTGCCCCCTACCGTCACCAGATTAACGATGATTGACCTAGCAACAGTGTCGTAGTTCGTGCAAGTGAATTTATCAATGATGGCGTGGACGCCTGTGGGGGCTGTGTACTGAATGGTGTCGATAGCTTCCACAGACTTAGCTGGAATCAAAACTTTGACATACACGCTCATTTGAACACCTCCAACAAGGCCCAAGCCGCCCACCCTGGGGCTGCGGTCGCTACCGCGTCCCACACATCCACCACCCCCTCGCGCCGATACCACTGCTGCGCTTCATAGAAGATGCCAAACATGGTGGCTACGAAGGCCAGCGCAGCGCCCAAACGCCAGTGCGCCAATGATACCGCCGCAAGTGTAACCACTACAGCGGCGACACCCATCACGATATGCAAAACTTTATCCTTGGCGATCATACGATGCCCACCCATACGCCAGCGCGTTTTTGATAAATGGTTGTCATGGGGCCGCCATCGCTGCGGAAATAGAAATCCCCATTGTTTCCGCCAGCATTCGGGCCGGTGCCCGAATTTAACGGCGCACCTGTACCGGCCAAGAATCCGGTAACTTGTTGCTGGCCGCCTCCCGGAACGCCGGGGTAGATGTGTCTGCCTGAGCCAATCGTGCCGAATTCTGGAAGAATGAAAAAGTTATCCGTCAGGCTCGAAGTGCCGCCCCAATAGAAATTGCCATTTTTGAGCATTCGCCCGCGCGTCACACCGTCGATGTCGATGTTAAAAACGCCGTTTTGGTTGCCAACAAAGCCATTCCAGAATGCCACCTTAGCGGATACCGGGTCGGTACTTTTGAACGCGATTTGCTCGAATGCGTTTGTATTGTCAGCCGTATAGGCAAGATTAACCACCGCCCCAAGGTCTGAATTAACAACCTTGGTGGTAGGTGGGGCCATGTTTGCGCCGCCGTTAGTGTGTGCAAACTTACTGCTTTCAATCAGGAATTGACCTTGACCAGACACATTCGTATTCAGGAAAAGGTCTGGCCAAGTGGCATTTCCAGGGGTTGACCGGCAGTTGCGAATGATTACCTGAGTGGATGGAGGCCCAGCCCCTTTATCAACGCTGAATTGATAGTACCCGGTAGGGATAGAAACGTCGTAAGCCATGCAATTGTCGATAATTGCATGAGTCACGCTCAACAATCGAATACTGCCTGATGCTGGGAACTCAAACACACCATCGCGCACAGTGATGTTGAACGCTGCGCCGCCAGGGTTTGTGCTCTCGATGTGGATAGCTGGTTTACCTGTAGAGTTTTGCTGCATACAGGTTGACCAGAATTTGTCAATCACTACGGAATTGACGGTCGTGCAAGCAATGTTGATGGCCGGATTGGTGTTTGCCGGTTCATACGCAAACTCAAAGTCATGGAACCACAAAGAACCAATGTACTCAGAAGGGCCTACGCCGTACAAAACACATTTTGAAGCGTTGCGCTGCAACAGGGCGCACCCGTCCACCTCGATTTTGGCGACAATGCCTGAGCCAGACCAATTGAACACATGGCCACCGCCCGGCTGAGATTCGATTTCTAGGTCACGGAAGCATATTTCAGTGAGCGCTTCCGAAGAATTACGGAAAATATCGCTGTTGGTGCTGAAAATTTTTGACTTGTTGTTGGCACCTTGCAACGCGGCTTTCCCCGGCCCCCGATAGGTGACGTTCCGCGTCATAACGATAGGTGCCGTGACTCGGTACTCTCCAACAGGGAAATACAAAGTGCCGCCGCCGACTGTGGCCAAATACGCCTGCGCTTCATTTATGGCAAGCGTAGCGTCGTCGCCAGGAAGGCCAGTTGCGCCGAAATCCTTTACCGATACAAAGTCGCGCAGTTTGCTCTCTACTGTCCGGACATCCGCCCCTGGCCCTGCAGGTAAGAAACCCACAAGCGCAGACCCGCCTGAAGTTGCCAGCTGTTGCAGCGTAACCGCGCCGCCAACATTGTCCACTGTCCACACATCTACGTCAGTGGCCGTAGTCAAGCGCAGCTTATACAGCGCGGAGCCGAGCCATACCGAGGCTTCACCTCGACTATCGAGAATGACAGGGTTGGTGTTTGGGGTGTTGCCGCTGGCGTCTGTGTAAGTGACGATTGGCGTAGTGGTCCCTGCTTCAAAACTGTAGAGTTTGCCGCCCACAAGCGGGTTGCCGTTAGCGTCAAAAAACTGAAGCTTAGGTGTTGGTGAAATGACAGCCATGTGTACCTCGAATCAATGGGGGTCTATGTTGTTGGTGACGGTCAAAATTGCCGATGGCACTGTGGGATGTAGCGACACGCTAGGCGTAGCGGTTAGCTCTACCCGAACATCGTTAGTAGCCCACATGATCTCAAAATAATCATCTGCCTTAAACTGATACAGGTAGTTCCAAGCCGCCACTTTATCGTCATCGTTGCCTTTTAACACAAGGCGGCGTGTGGTGTTGGCAACATCGCTATTGTTTACCTTTAGCCACACATGAACGGTGTGGTCGCCGCTATGGGTGTTATCAAACTGCAAGCTAATTTGAATGTTGTACACCCCTTCACGGTCTACGTAAACCTTTGACCGTGTGGACGTAGGGATAGACACGCCAAGAGATAGCTCTTCAGTGTCGTAAGTCACGGCATACGCGGTGTCGGGGAGCGCCGCACGTTGTGTTGTGGTGCTGTTGAACGCCCCGTATCGCGCAGGGGATATGTGCGGGGTATTGGCAGGGCCGACTGCAAGCGATTGTACTGCGTTTTGCAGTACTGCCACTTCTTCCCGCAAGCAGCAAGTTTTTACTTCTAGCCCTTGCGCGGTTTTCTGTAGTTCTGCGACATCGGCCTCCGCGCCGGGGTTTTGCGCGGCTAGTTGTGCATTTTGCGCCGCGTTTGCAATTTCGCCCGCCAAGTCGGAAACTGGCGGCCCTTTGAGCATACCGTCTACTTTTTCCGCTTCTTTGAACAAGCTCAAAAGGAACATATACCAAGAACGGTCAATCAAACCCGTTTCTAGGTCGATAACCGGCACACGCGGGGGCGTGATAGGCGTCGGTGTCGCGCTTGGAAGGCTCATGGGGCTACGCGCCTGTAGGGCTGATGCTAAGTTCAGCACCCAAAACGGCGATTTTTACGGGGTCAGTACCGCTGATTTCATACACGCGGTCGCGCAGTTTTAACGTCATGCCTAAGCGCCGCCAAAAAACCCGCCGCCCATATTGGCCTACTCGGCCCATTTCGGCCCAGTGCTCGTTAGACCACGTATGCCCGCCATCATCGGACCAACGCAACATAACGCGGGGGTTGGCCCCTTGCGCCACTGCTGTCGTTACTTGGAAAGCCACACCGTTTTCTGTGGTCAAAGTGTCGTTGTTTTCGGTCAGCAACAATCCGTAAAAGTCCGTGAAATCATCGCCGCTCAACCCCACGCCGGATTCGCAGTCAAGCTGTAAGCTGTGGTGCGCGGTGCGTTTAAGGTCGTTTTGACCAGTGGGCAAGGCCCGCCAAGACCTTAACCACCGTTGCGGCTGGTCGTGGTCTGAATACGCATCCAAGTCAAGCGCGTAAATGTTGCCGTTTTCATAGTCGCCCACCACGATTTCACCGTTGTAGGACATTTGGCAATTAGCGCGATGCCTTGCGAACTCACCGTTGCGCCAGCTTGCCCGCTCATGCCACGCATTCGTTGATACGTCATACACCCAGGTTGCGTTCGCGCTTGGGAACGTCAGCACATAAAAACTATGCCCGTCTTGCTGGTACGTGAACGCGATAGCATCTGAAAGATTGGCGTATTGTTGAATTTGCCACTCGACCGCGTGAGTGCTGATGCGCTGCCCTTGATACCCATTAGCACGGTACACCATGCCGCGCCCGCGTGCGTCTGCCCCAAGCCAAAAGACGCTGTTATCTAGCTTAGCGATGCTGTTAGCTGCCGCGCAACCAAGCTCATTAAACGCGCCTTGCACGCGCTGGAAAGGGAAATCAAGCGCCCCGGAGTTATACCAGACTTCGACGCTATTGGTGCCAAACAGCCATAGCTCGCGATGGTCTGCGATCAGCCCAACCAAAACATCCGATGATCCTTCCGCGCTGCCAATGTCGAAACCATCGACAGTGCTGCCTTCGAGTAGGCCTGTAATGCGAAAAATTTGGGTTCCTGGCTGGTTAAAGACAAAGTAGCCGTCTATGTACGCCACATTGCCCGCGCCCTGGAAGTTTTCGCTGGTTATCTGCGTCACTGTGTTGGACACAGTATTAAAAATGTACCCATAAGCGCCAGCAGCGATGAACACTTGCCGCCCGTTATCCGCCATGCTTACCGGCCCCGCCCCGCCAATATAGCCGACTGTTTTGGCGCTCCAATTTCGGTTTAGCCGGTAGAGCGTGCTCCCTGACACCACCAAAGCTGAAGAGGGGTCAGACTGCAAAACCCACAGCCCCCGAATCGGGCCGGTGCCTAAGTTGGCAAGCAAACGCAAACCCGGGCATCGCTGCAAAAACGCCGCGTCTTTGCCACCGTCTAGCAAAATCTCTGGATATAAGTTGACCATGCGGCTATCCGCAGCGTTAGGGCTGCGGGCCACATAGCTAGAGCCGAGAATGGGGGTTTTCATGCAGAGTCTATTACTTCTTTGCTTGCCCACCCACTGCCAACGGTTGCGTCGTAATAACCCGCAAAATGATGTTGACAATAGGCAAGCCAATCAATAGCCAAGGCGCGGCGGCTGGAGGCAGCAACGGGGTTAGTACACCCACCTGGGCCTCAAGCATTAGCAGCACAGCCGATAGGATGTTAAACCAAAGCGTTTTGGAAGCAAGTGGGTGTTTCATGGTGTTTTTGCTCAATACTTAAAAGCTACGACTAACCTCAAACCATCTGGCGCTTAATGTTGAATCGTATTCAAAAGTCATAAATTGCCCAACAGAAGGCGTAACATTTACGCCGCCGCGCAAAGTGAGATTGTTTGTTCCTGTTCCGTGAACAACAGTCGTATTACTGTTATCAAAACGCAAACTCACAATCATTTTGGTGCGGCTTGCTGGAGGAACCATCGTGCTCATGTTCGTGGCGCTACCGTTTTCAACCTTCCCCGCGCCAGTAACCGGCGCATTAGGGCCAGTGCCTGTAACTGATACGCGGGTAGGAGATTGCGCGGTTCCAATTTCAAAACCTGCGGCAGTTGAAACTGCAAAAATGTTCAGACCTCGGGTAACATCGCGGGCCGTGATGGTTCCCGTGGAATCATCCAGTTCCAAGTACCAAGATTTTGAACCGGCCATTTGCGTATGTCTAGCAACTCCATTGGCCGGTGCGTACTGCCCAGACTTTCCATCCTCAAACCAATCAAACCTAGTCGCATCAATAGATAATGCTGCTTGAACGTACTGCCACGTTACGCCGCCGTCGTTAATTGAAGTCCCTGTCCCAGTCGGCGCGGTTGCGCCGGAAGTGCCGCCTGCCGTTGTGGTGTAAATTTTTCCGCCATCACTGACGCAGTATGCATTTGCGGGGTAAACCGTAGCTGTCACCCAAGGCTGCGGGTTTTTAATAGCCACGTTGTATGGCGTTTGAAGGCGCATAGATGTGCGCCACTGGGCCGCGCCTGGGTCTTTGGCAAACTGATAAATCCAGCCAAGCAAAGGATCGCCTGCGTAATCCTTCCCAACACCCTGCAAAATTGTAGCGTATCTGGATGCCGCCGCCTGGCTTGAATCCGTACCCATATTTAGCAACATCAACGCAGGGTGATGTGGGCTTGCGATAATTTCTTGGGTGTCGTCTGCAACATTATCGCCAGAATATGTAATAAGAAACTTATTCTTGTAGCTTGGCGGTTGCCCCCAGTTAATACTGGATTCGTCTTGCAATATGACGCCCAACGGAACAGCAGCGTATACCGTTGAAACATCAAATTTAGTGTTATACGGGATGTTAACTACACCCCTATACCCGGAAGCCGAAAGCGCCGACATTAGCGACGTAAGTGCAGATGTTTGGCTTGTCGAACCGTCAGCAACAATGCCAAAATCCTTCACGCTCACCACATCCCGCAGTTTGTCCTGCGCCGTGCGGTTGGCGGCCCCAGTGCCTGATTGGACGAAGCCAACGAGCGACGACCCGGAAGGCGCGGCCAAGTCGCTCACAATTTCGTTAATTGCGCCCTGCACATTGGTGGAAGACACCGTGCCTGCTGGCGTGTTAAGGATTTGTGCGGCGGGGATTGTGCCCCCGATGGCTGCGCGTTTGGTGACGCCGCCTTGCACAATGGGCACTTGCTCAGCGCCGCTTAGTGGAGTAGTGGCTGCTGGAAGTTCGCTGATCTTGATGTTTGCCATTTTCTGTGCCTGTTAAGTGGTGGGGCCTTTGATAACTACAAAATTCAGTACCGGAGCGTCAACAGCCGTGCCTGCGATAGATAAAAACGTGATTGTAAAACTACCCGCCGCAGTGGCGGTAACGTCGAATCTATAAGAATTCGTTCCTGATCGCTGCGAGACATAAACTACATCGTTCACCCCAACTAGAGAATTGGTCACGGTAAAACTGGTTGGCGTCGATGTATTACCCGCCGCGCTGAAAAGCGTAATGCTTCCGTTTGCTCTGTCTAGAGTTACGCCGGTGGTGCGGCTTGTTGTCTGCGTAACCGAACCACCTGTACCCGCGCCGTAGCCCATCGCGCCCGTCGTTGAGGTAATCAGCAGATTTCCGGCTGAGTCAATAGTGGCTCTGTTTGAACCATTGACCAAAAACGTCATGCTGTCATTGGCGTGTGCGTATACGATGCGCCCGATAGCCGGAGCGTCAGTGTCGCCAAAAATAAGCGCACTATCTGACGTGTTACCAGCCCTTATTTGAATCTGTGAACTAGCGGCGGCGTTTACTACCAGCGGATAGGCTGGCGAATCTGTCCCAATGCCTAGGTTGCCGGATGAGTTAAGACGCATGCGCTCGGCACCACTCCCCGACAAGAACGCAAGGTATCCTGCCGTGATCGTGCCAAAGTTGACGCCAGTGCCAGTATCCTCAATAAGCGAGTTTGTTGTTCGGATGTTTCCTACGACATGCAGTTTCTGCACTGGCGAACCCGTCCCGATGCCAAGGTTGCCGGAGGAATCGAGGGTGGCTAGTGTTGAGCCAGCAGAGAAAAACCGAATCGAATTGCTTGGGGACGCACCAGCGCCAGTGACATACATACCTGTCGTACCAAGCGAGTCCATGAACTCGGTAACTCCTGTACCTGATCCCCAGAATGCAGGAGCTACAAATCTTGTGGATGCCCGAGCCACGCCAACCACATCTAGCTTCGACCCCGGTGAACTCGTCCCAATGCCGAGGTTGCCGGAGGAGTCTAGGCGCATGCGTTCGCCGTTGATGTCAAACAGAATGGGATTACCCGCTGGCGCACCAATCGTCATCTGACTGCCGTCACTGATCCAATAGCCTGCGGCAACTCCGCCGACACCAAGGCCAAACATTGCTGAGCTTGTACCGTTGGACTGAATAATTCCACGGTTTGCAACAGCATACGGATTGGCAGTACCACCCACCAGCAAGTTCCCTGATGCATCCAGCGTCATCGCTTGGGTGAAGCTGATGGCGCTACCTGCGGTGCCGGAGGGGGCCGTGAACCATTGATGAGTACTATTGATTTGACGGTACTGAGATGCAAAACCGTTGCCGATGTACTTGTAGCTGCCGTCAAAAAAGGCGTTTGAGAAAACAGCAGTATCAGCCCCCGCATAACCAGCAAGTGCGCTCCACCCAGTCTGCATTGCCTTGTATGTTGCCCAAGCACTCGGCGTAACCCCAAGGCCGAGGTTGCCGGAGGCGTCAAGGGTTGCGCTGACCCCGTTGCCAGTAATGAACTTTAAAGCATTAGATTCGCCGCGGAGTCGCACAAAACCGTTGGTCGTTCCAGAGTCCGTAAGGAATATATCCGCCGTTGCGTCAGAATTGTTTAAGCGAATTACAGGGCCAGACACATCCAACTTATATGCCGGACTGCTCGTGCCGATGCCGAGGTTAGTGCCATCAAAAACAAATCCTGCCCCACTTGTCGCAGCCTTGGATGCGTTTAAATAAACGACACCATTTGCCGTCCCACTTGGCAAGGTAAGACTAGACACTGATGCGGTGCCACCAGTGATGGCCACAGCATTTGCATCCTGCTTCGCCATCGTGCCCTCAACTTGGGTGGCATCAATGACAGAGGTTAGGGACACATTTCCAGCGTCTTTTGCAGCGCACCGAACTTGATACACCAGACCAACAGGATAGGCGCTAGGAGCGCCAGAGAGTGTATAACTGCCACCAACCCCAAGGGTTGCTGTGATTACGGCTCCTGCGGCTGTTCTGGCGGCTTGGTCGATTGGGCGTCCGTTTGCGTCGAGAGCGGTGACAATAGCGTTTTGACCAGCGTATTCGCCCACGACGAGCGTGGAGCCGGTTGGGTAGGTGATGGTTCCGCTTGTGCCGCTTGCAATGCTTGCGAAAACTTCGTATTCATATTGGATGTTCTCAAGAGTTGTAACACGGGATGTAAGCCCACTAACTACAGTGTCTGATACTAAAGCAACCGCTGCGGCGTTCATTTGCGCGATGGTTGCGCGTTTGTTGTGCCCTTGCTGAATAACCATCACAACATCGTCATCGGCAACGGATGTTGTTGACGGAAGTTCACTGACCTTAAAATTTGCCATACTTGTCCTTAATAGTTCCCCGCGTATACATTAAACCGTTTCCGCGTAGAAATCAAAGAATAAGGCATCGACATTAAATCGTCGGGGTTGTTGATGCGCTTCAGATTGCGCTTAGATGTCATGGCAATTCGCTGAACCTGCGGCGAAGGCTCTACGCCAAACTCAGGGGCCAATTCCATAGCTAGGTTGTACGTGAACGCACGCAAATACCCAGGAGGGAAAGTTAGTTGAGTGGCGAGCAGCGCGGGCTGCGACAGTTCATCTACGCTTACAAAATGCCATTCCAAGTCCCGGATAGGCACGGGGTAAACGTACATTTCAACGTCCGGATTCGTCATGTTCACCCACAAAACTTGAGGGTACGTGGACGTAACGGTTTTGACAGCTATGCCGTTGTATTGCTGTTGATTGATGATGCGAACCCCGTAGCTGACGTTTGTAGCAGGGTCGCGGAAATACGTAGCGTCGTCCAACATAATTGGACGATTCCCCACAAAATCGCCAGTGGGGCCTAATGTTCGGCTGCGCTGGCCTGCGGGCCAAGTGAATACTTGCTCTTGCGTAGCGTACACGGCAAGTCGCTCGGTACTCCACGAGTCAATCATTTGATTGAGCGCGGTCAACGCATCTTGGGATACCGCAGCAGACGGCGTTTCGCCTTCTGCTAGTACGCCAAGCAACCGGAGCGCACGGTTAATCTGTTCACCCGCTGTAGTCGGCATTCGATGTGTCCTTGCGGCGGCGACGATTCATGGTGTTTGGCACTGCCTCTGCGCTAGGCTCCTGCGCGGGGGCCTCTATATGCGGTGCAATCTCGCTTGGGTCGTACCGCACCCACCCTCGGCTTTCATCGTGCCTAGCCTCAAGCTCCATAGTGGCCACTTTTTGGCCATGTACGGGGTGTTTCAGATAGATGATGCTCATAGCGGAAAATGGGGGCCGAAGCCCCCTTGTAGTTAGGCAACGGTGAAAACCAAACTGTAAACGGGGAATGTAACAGTATTGGCCAGCGTACCCGTAGCCGCTGCGCGGATACGCAAACGGTCGCCCGCAGATACGACCAAATTAGCCGCAGTGCCGGACAAAGCCAAAGACCTCGCGGCGTTTGCGCTCAACCCAGTGCCGCCCGTGGCTTTGGTGGTGTTGGCGTCCGTAGCCGCCAGCATGGCAGCAGACCCCGCACCAGCTTGGCCCAAGTTGGTGATGCTGAACGTAATGAAATTCGCATCGCTTGCGGTGAGTGCATCCGTGCCTGAGAATCGAGCAGCAGACAGCACTCCGTTTGCGGGGGCGATTACAAACACATCACTGTTGCCAGTAGTGGCGACAGTCGCGCCCTGTTGCGTTGCCGCGAACCCTGCCGGGATGTTGGAGCTAATTCGAGCGGTAGCGTCAATGGTGGTGCCTGTGATAGACCCGCCGACAATAACCGCGCCGGTAACAGTGGTTCCTGAAACCAGTTCGGGGTCGGCAAAAGCCACCCCAATCGCTTTGGTATTAGGCATACCAATTCCTTTCAAAAATAAGGGGCCGTAGCCCCTTTTGCGGTTAGGAAATGCGGTAACAAGTCCAAGCGCCGTCGCCCGTTTTACGTGCGCGGAAGTGCGCGGAAGTGTTGACCGCAACCGCCCCTGCACCCACTAGCGTCCAGCCTGCACCGACAGCAACCGTAATGGCATCAGAACCCGCTGCATCAATGTTAATGACGTAGAAATCAAAAGCCACATTGGGCTTTTGAACAGAAGGCAACTCCGCTTCCAGCAGCGCAACGGTAGGCAAAACCATATTGCCAGCCGTGCCGTTGAAAGTAAACAAGCCGCTGACAAGCTGCGCGGCGGTGACAGTCGCACCAGCGGTCAGTGCAGTAGGGTCGCCCTGCGGGAAAAGAATAGCTGAATTCAGGTTGCCGTCGCCAACCTGAAAGCCACCAGAACCATTAGAGATAGGCATTTTGAAATCCTTTCAGTACCAAATTGGATGTAAGGGGCCGAAGCCCCTTATTTGTTTAGCCCCACAGGCGGCAAGCCATTTGCGGGCGAATGACGTTGTAGCCGTACAAAACGTCAATCCGGCAGGGCAGTCGGTCGTTGTTAATGTCGTACTGGCGCACGACACGCAAGCTGATACCGTTGTGGACAGCGCGGGCCGCCATATCGACACCTTGCGGCAGCAAGAGGTCGGCGGTGGCGAACGTGATAGCGTCCTTGTGGTAAATCAGGTTTTGCGGGTACTGCGTATTGGCTGCACCAAGGAACGTAACTGCGGCGAGGTTGGCCGGGAACGTATCGACGGTGGCCAATGCGTGGTTTGCGGTATAGATCGCAGGGAAAATCGCCACATCGGTAAATTTGTTGCCCGCAGCGGTATTTGCTTGGGTGACAACAAACTGTTGCAGCGAACCCGTGGACTCGCGGGTTTGCGGGTTCACGGCAAACACGCCAGCAATGGTAAACACATCGCCCACAGCCAGGGTGTGGCCGGTGGTGCCGTTTAGCGTGATGCGGGATACGCCTTGGGTGCTATACGTACCATCGACAGTAATCGTACCTGCACGGGTGCCGGTAGTAAACTGCTTAATGGACTGCGACATGTTGATTTCATCGAAACCAAGCACGCCAGTACCCATCATGCCGTTCTTAAACTGCTTGCTGATGGTGTCGGTCGGGTTGAACAGACCTTTCATGCCTTCCACCAAGCCAGCGTTAGCCGCAGGGTTCACAGTGGCGTAGCGAGGCGACATCACAGCAGCGTTTTCGTTGAGCTTCTGCTGAGCTTGCAGCAGAACCAGCGAGGTGCTAGGGGTAGTGCCGGGGGTGCCAACAGAGTTACCAATGCCACGATAGGCGTTTGCGACATCTGCGTCGATACTAGCGGCAAGCTGGCTGATACGAGGCTTCAGCACACGGTCGGCGAAGTCGTCCAATTGCAGCGTAAGCTCAGCAGTCGTGAAGTTCACGCCGATATGCTTTTGGGACGCAACGGTCAAGGTAGTGAATTGCTCGTTGTCATCCTGCACTTGCAGCGCAGCACCATCAGTCACCAAAGCGCGGTCAGGCAAACGGACGCGCAAGGTAGAGCCGATTTTGGCCCCCTCAACGGCGAACGAATCGTCATATTGACGGTTCACGTTGCGGGTAAGAACGAGATTGTTTTCGAGGATTTCCAGGGCTTTCCTGGTAATCATGTCGATAGTAAGAAGTGAATTGCTCACAGTGGTTTCCTTTGATTTAGCGGTTCATGTTGGCTTGCAGCTTGCGGATTTGCCTAGCTCGCTCGGCCTCGATCCATTCAGACGCGCTCATGGTCTTTGTGGATCGTGGGTCGGTCGTGTCATACGCCACGTTTGCGGCGCGGCTGGTAACAGGTGTGATAGGCGCAGGTGCAGTTGAAGCCTTCTTGGTTGGGGTAGGTTCCGAAGCAATTTTAGCTTCGATTTTTCCAATTTCGCGTGCCTGCAAAATAGGCGAAAGTTGAGAAATTCGACCCGCCTCTTTTGGGTTGCTGCCTAGCCAATATGCCAAGTCAGGCCCAATATCGGAGGATTGAATAGCCTCTGCCATCGTTTGCGTGATGGGCAATTTAGGGTTGTACGCAACCTGCTCAAAGTCGCTGTACTTTTCCCTCGCTTGCTCTTCGCGCTCGTGGTAGGCTTCTTGAATCGCCATTTGCTGCTTTTGGATTTCCCGTTGTTGCAGCAATTCTTCGGCTTTCCGAACGGCCAGCGCTTCCGCGTAGGCTTCGGGAGACTCGAATTGATCAACAGACGGTGTTTCCGCAGCATTCGCGGGTTTGGCTTGCGTTTCCGCAAGTTTGGCCTGCTGCTGGCGTTCCCACTTTCGTTGCTCTCTTGCAAGGCGTTTGCCGATTAGCTCGTCAAGCTCGGCCTGCGTGAACTTACGTTCATCGGCCTTCTGCTCGGGCGGATTCTCGACAATTTCCGGCGCTTCATGTGCAATTTCCGGGGTTGCCGTTCCCTCGGGCACTGGCGCGGATTCCACTTCCGCTAGGACTGCTTGGTCTGTCATATTTGCTCACTGGAGCCCTGATTAACCTAACCAGTAAGGGGCGCAAAATGCAGCGCCAACGCAAATATAGCAAAAAATATCCGTGTTTGGATATTTTGGGTGCACTATTCCAGCAAGATAACCCCGCCGCTTTCAAGCAGCAGGTTGTTATCGTTTTCGGCCAGTAGGTGGCCTACCGACCCGCCTTGACCAAAAGCGCCAGAAAAAAGCGAAACTAGGCCCGCAACGCCAATGGCGACTGCATTGCGAGCGCCGGCACCGAAACTCATCGAATGTTGATAGGTTTGCAGTAGATACTGCCGTTGTCAGCTACCCGAACTGCGCTCACCCGCCAAGGTGCGCCAATATTAGGCTCCAAAAAGATAGGCACGGGGGTGTATGCTGGGATAGGGGTGCTGCTGGCAGTGGCTTGCGCGTTTACGCCAACACTCACATAGCATGGGGTCGTAGACCACACCATCACCCCCTGCGCCCCGGGCGGCCATGTGGCGGTTTCTGCCGAAGTGGCCGTGTACGCGGCGGTTTGCGCGGGGAAATACGCATCGGCCAAAGGTCGCAACAGTTCCATTAGGTTTCCTTACGCCAAAAAGCGCAGTTTATACAGGGTCGCCAAATACAGCCCGATGATTTCATCTAGGATGTTTTGCAACGCAGAATCGGTTTTCTCGCACACCTTATACCGCATTTCTTCAACGCTGGCTAGTGATCCTTCCAAAAATTCCACTATATTTCCGGTTTTTTTGGCATTCATTAAGTTTACGGGGCCGATCAATCCGTGTCTCCCTTGGTAGGCTTCCGCGAACTTATCGGCCAAGGGCACGATGCCGTCATAGAATTCGTTAAGCGCGGTGTGTTTAGAAAAGCTGCGGGTGTTCAGATGGGCGGAATGCGCTACATCCCGAGCCAAAAACAGGTGCCCAATCAAGTCAGCGCAACTCATTGTTGGACCTCCTGCTGCGGTTCGGCCAAGCGGTCAGCCCCCATTGCCTCTCCTACAGCCATAATGTCGCGGAGAGTCTGCATTACGACTTCCTGCACTTGCTCAGGTTGCATACCTGCTGCCATAGCTTGAAGCCTGCGCGTTTCCGCTTCGTAGGTTTTGACTTCGGCGTCGGTTTCTGCTTTGAACCTGTCGATATTCAACTGCTGCGCCTCCATAGAGGACTGCACCTGCTGAAGCATATCGGCCATCTGCTGCATTTCCTGCGCCATAGCTTGCATCTGTTGGTTAGCGGCTTGCAGCGCGGGATCTTCGTCGTCAGACACCAATTTAGGATCAATGGTTTTACGTAGCCGCGCCGCCATTTCTTGCGCTCCTGGCCAATCCATGTTTTTAACAAACAGATCGCCAGCCACCGCCCACAACTCAGGGTTGCCCTGCAGAATCTGCCCCATGGCCTCCATGGATTCCTGCCGTTTAGTCAGGTAGCTTGGGCCTGTGGTGACAACTACGTCATACCGGCCCACACTTGGGTTGAATATCTTATCCAGCACAACCCCCGTTTCGTTCGTGATTTTGCGAACGGCTTGCGGTTGCGTGGGGTCGAACTTGACCATGTTTGACTCACCATCCTCCCCGATGATGCGAGCAATCCGTTGGGTGTCGTAAATCTTGGGAATGAGGTCGATAAGCTGCCGCGTCACATGGCGCACAGCGCGGGCCAAGTTGTCCACGTAATGGTACGTGCCCGTATCCCCTTCACGTTGCCGCGCCAAAATCGCTTTGCCTGACCGTTCGTTGCCCTGCATCCCCAAAGAGGCGTCATACTGCCCCGTGGTTGACTTAATATCCTCAGAAGCCCCGAGTTTGGCTTGCAGAAGCCCGCTTGAAGCCATAGGCGGCTGTGCCCGTTGCGGCAAAGGAAGCATATTGCCTTGCCCGTCTGTGGCGTCTGGATTGACTTCCAAATACGGCCAGTTTTGCGTGTTGGCTGTTTTCCATTGGGTTTCGTAACCCTCAAACTGCCCGCCGTACCCCACAAACGGCGCTTTGGGGGCCAAGGCCAGCATTTCAGCTTCTTGGCTTACCCAGTAGTTATACATACGCTGTGCGTCTTTAGCGTTCCGCACGATGCCGCTAATGTAGATGCGGCCGTCCACTTCAAATTCGTTCCCGATAACGCGGACCACGGGAATCCAATTGCCTGCCCACTCGGATTCCTCCAGCACTTCGTAGCCGTTAATCTTGCACCATTTAACCCGTTTGCGGTCGGCGCGGCGGCTGCGGATAGGTTTCCCGTACATGGCTCGTAAAGCCGCATCGTCGGGAGTGCCATCAAAAGCCGTTTGGTTGCCAGGGAACAAGTTTAGTGTGGCGCGTTCGTGCTCCACATAGAAATACTCGGCAATTCGTACCGTGTCATCGTGCAACCACATCGTAAAAGACTGGTCGCCCACGCCTAAGCTCATGAGCGTGGAGACTGGCGAAGCGTCCGGGTACAGCCGTTCGTATTCGTCTTTTGTCAAGTCCTCAGTGATAAAACACCATTTTGCGTCAGACCCGCATGGGTCTTGAATGGTGGGGTCCATATACACGCTGAAGGAATTGCGAATGCGCCCGATTTTTATGTCTTGGTCAAAACTGTTGGCGTCGCAGTATTCCGTCAGGATTCGCAAATACCCCTCGCCATAAGCCACTTGGTTTTCGCAAGCCGTGTCATACGCTACGTCAGCATCGCTGATGTATTCGATGTGTCGCACCACACCGTTTAGCACTTCGGCTAATTCCACATCGGCGCTGTCGTCGGCGGGAATCACTTTGCCGCTTGGCCGGTTTTGCCGTTGCTCATTCGTCACTTGCCGAACGTGCTGAGGCAGCTTGTTAATGGTCAAGCAGGGTCGAGCATTGATTGATTGCCCTTGCACCGCCCCGCGAGTGGCCAGCACATCAGCGGGCCATTGCCATTGATTGTCCGGGCTACCTGCGTAGAACCGCAGGTCGTCAATTTCGTTTTCGCGGGACTCCGCGTAAGCTGAAATAGCCATGTTCAGCCGTTTGCGGGCTGTGGCCAGTAGTTGCGACGAGTTGGCACCGCGTTTGCCGCCGTTGCTGACTGCGCCAGCGGCGATAATGTCTGAAGGTGTGGCCATTGGTCATCCAAAAAATTTTACGCACCCATCCAGCCCGCCGACACCGCGCCCCGGTCGTAAGATTTAACAGTGCGGGCTTTTTCCACATACTCACGGTGCGCTACAGGGAAAGCAAAAGTCACGGCCAGAGCGTCGGCGGCGTCGGGGGATGCTAACCCACGGGCTTTCATTTCCTTTTTGCCTTCAAGAAAAATTGTACCTGACGAATTGGGCTTAATTGTGGGGCCTGTCAAGTCGGTTTTAAGTGCTCTGTCGCTCAAAATTGACGCAGTTCGTAGCCAATCTTTCATCGCGCCCCACAATTCCGCCCGTTTGTTGCCGTACATCACGGGGTTTTTGGCTTTCCACCCAAAATTCACCCCTCGAACCATCTTGTACCGCTGTTCGTGCAACCTGTCCAGGATGCCATACCCCAGGCCCCCTTCGTCCAGCACCACCAACGTGGGTTTGTACTCGTCGATAGCGTCAATTACCCGCCCAACAATCGCCATTGTGTCCTCGCCCTTGTAGCGATGCAGCGCCACTAGGTCGCGGCCTTGACGCACGGCGATAACCGTGGAGTCGGCCCCGCCTCGTGCAGGGTCCACACCGATGATGATGGGGGCGGTAGTGTCTTTGTACCTGGGCCGCGCCGATGCCTCGGCTACGTGCTGCGGGCTTATAAACTGGTCGTCGCCAGCAGAAGGGAATTCGCCATACACCTCAACCCGCGCTTGGCTGGAATCCTCCCCGTACTCGTCAATAATTTGCTGGTAGACCTGCTTGTCTGTGTCCTCTACCGTGCGGGCGTCCACTTGGCGAGCGTTCCAAAAATCCCGTTTGGCGTGGAAACACTCGAAAAAATACCCTGTGTTGCGCCGAGGGTTGCTAAACGCAAACCAGTACCTATCCAGGATGTTTTCAGTGAAGAAGCCCGCGCCCACTGACCATATCGCATCAGGAATGCCGCTGGCCTCGTCGAAAATCAGCATCATGCCATCGTGGTTGTGGACACCCGCGTAGCTGTCTGGATTCTCTTCGGACCACAGTTTCCCCTCAGCGGCCCAGTACCGCGTGCCTTTCTTCAAGTCGCGCTCTACCAAGTCGCATAGCCATTTCGCGGGCTGTAGTTTTGTTGCGCTGATTTCCCACCAGTGTGAATTGACAATCATCGTTGACCATTTCGTCAGTTCGCCCCAAGTCACAGAGCGAAGCTGCGCCTCGCTGTTGGCGCTCACAATGACACTAGCCCCAATGCGGGTGGTGAGCATCCACAGGATTAGCCAGCTTACTAGCGCAGACTTACCAATCCCCCGGCCAGAACTCACCGCCTCGCGCAGCGTGTCCATGTTGACCTGACCCTTGTTTTTGGCGATGTGCGCCTTGATGTCGCGCAGCACCTCCCGCTGCCACTTACGCGGGCCTTTGTATTTCGCCAGCGGCGTGTTTTCCTGCCCCCAAGGGAAAGCAAACAACACAAACGCTTCCGGGTCATCTTTAATCGACGGGCTCCATAGCCGCGTCATTAGCAACTGTTCGTCGTCAGGGGAATAGATGGGTTTTTGCATTATGCAGTCTCTTGTCGGCCCATTTCGCGCAGCAAAGGCACAGGTGAGGGTGCGCTAGTCACCAATTCCGTCACCATCCCTTCGATGGTTCGCGCTTCGGCGGCTTTAAGCGCGTCCAACACACTGATGCGCTGGTCCACTTCAATGCTAACCGCTTGCTTGGCCACCCAGCCATGCGTGTGCTGCAAGATCGCCAGCGTGGCCTTCGCGTCGCCGTTTGCCGCCGCTTTGTGCAGAAGTTGGCTGTTGTCGCGTTCGCTGTCGGCGCGTCCTTTGAGTTCGGCCATTTGGGCCATTTGGTCAAGCTCTTTCAGTTGACGGTACTCTACAGGCAGCATTCCAGCCGCTAACGCCAGCGAATCCTCTTTCAGACCTAAATACGCAGCTTCATAGATGCGCTCTAGCGTGGCCTCTGTGGCGCGTAGCTGTCTGACAGTTAAAGGTAGGCTTTTGAATGTCATGCGCGAGAGTTTACGCCCGCCCGAATAAAAACGCATGGCCTAAATGGCCCAATTGACCCAACAAGGCGCAAAAAATAAAAAATTTCGTGCGGGAGGTGCACAGAAAAAACGCCTTTCGCTCGGCCCCCCCCTCCCCCCCCTCCCTGGTCGCCCGCCCCCAGCCTTCAGCCCCCAGCTCCCCGCCCTGGCCCCCTCTCCCCCCC